TGTACTAAAAATATTAAGAAAATTTGTTACAAAAGAAATCCTAACAGAAGTTGTAGAATGTTAAACGTAAGCTTAGAGTAAGCTTAGATAAGATTAAAATAGCCCGAAAACAGGGTTTTTGTAAAGTATATAGTACATCCGTAGTTTTATGTATTCTTGTAAGTTGCTACAAATCAGTGTGATGCGCAAGCTGCATTGATGTGCATTGATAATATTTTTCTCATCTATGCAGGATAACCTACTGATTTATAGATATTTGCATTGATGCATAGATAAAATGAGTATTATTAAATATATGAATTCTTTTGATGTTGTTAAATAGTGTATATAATTGTATATGCAATTTAACACACTCAAAAGATTTCGTTGGTAAATATAGGAAAACATCTATGCAATCAATGCACAAGCAATGCATCTTATTGACGATCAGTAAGTTACAGTGAATTGGTGATCTATGCATCAATGCAGTTTATCAATGCAGGACCGTGAATTGGCAATCTTAGATTCCGAGAACCAGTAATTTGCGGAATTTTGTGGGGTCGTGATTCGCTAGGTCATCTTGATGGGTAGAATTTGGGGATGCTGGGGATAATGCTTACCTTTGCCTCAGAAACCAAATCATTTTTGCGCATGAATAGTATCCAAGCGAATTTATATAATCCCTTTTACGGGGAGGAACTGTACACCCTGTACAAGGAGAGGTTCGGGCATACACCGCTCTTCACGGAACCGGGGCAACTTCGGGAGGTCTTCGACAACTACGTGATGTGGTGTCGCAACCATCCGATCGAATCGACCGATTACGTGAAGAGCGGTGTCATGGCTGGACAGAGTTATGTTGTACGAAAGAAGCTGCTGGTAACGGAATTCGGCTTTACCCAGTTTCTCGGCACTAGCTGCGACTATCTGAATTCCCGTGAGCGAGTTTACAAGGAGCAGCACGAGAAATACCAAGATGACGAATCCCTTGCGTTCCTTGAGGAAATCCGGGTGATCCGTCAATGGATCAGAGATGACATGGACAAAGGTGCATCGGTCGGATTGTACGATCCTAACTACATTTCGAAGCTTCGCGGGCTTAAGGCATTGAGCGATGTCACCAGCAACGACGAGAAGATCACTGGCGGGCTGCGTGTTGAAGTTTTAAGCAATGATACAGCGAAACGTATGCAAGCACTTGCGAAAGTCGCTAAGAAGCGAGAAAAACACGGTGACGATAAACTAGAGGACCCGAAGGAATGAAGACAACTTACGTATTCGACAAACTCCTAGAAGCCACGGTCGATCCGGATGTCCGGGGCGTATCCAGCAGAGGCGGCACACGATCATCCAAGACATGGTCGATGCTTCAGCTTCTCTACATTATGGCTAGGGAATCGGAAACACCGCTCCTCATCTCCTGCGTTACGGACACGATGCCGGGCATCAAGCGAGGCATGTTCCGTGACTTCAAGCGTATGCTACAGGATGAGGGCCTGTGGGACGACAAGTGTATGAATCTGACCGATTCGATCTACACGCTGGAAAACGGGTCACAGATCGAATTCTTCGGATGCGAGGATTCCTCGAAGGTCTTCGGTCCAGCCCGCGACATCCTGTTCATCAACGAGGCGCAGCGTGTCCCGTTCGAGGTGTTCCGGCAGATGGCTGTGCGTACCCGGCTGATGCTCTACATCGACTTCAATCCTGTCAAGAAGTTTTGGGCACACGACTACTTCAAGGGACCGGGGATGGTCGAGATCGTGAGCACTTACAAGGACAATCCGTACTTGACCCCCGAGCAGATCGAGGAGATCGAGCGAAACAGGGCTGACGAGAACTGGTGGCGAATCTTCGGTCTCGGAGAAACCGGAGGAGTCGAAGGACTCGTGTATCCGGATTATGACGTGGTCCCCGAGTTCCCTGCCGATGTTACGGGACAGTGCCTGGGTCTTGACTTCGGATTCACCGGAGACCCCACAGCCATCGTGCGTGTCGGCTTCAAGGGAACCGACCTGTACATCGAGGAGCTCGAATACCGGACAGGCATGGTCAACTGGGACATCTCGGAAGTTCTCCATGACCTGGGATTCCACAAGACGTACACCATCGCGGATTCCGCAGAGCAGAAGAGTATCACCGAGATTTCCCGGCTGGGCTGCAAGATCATCCCTTGCATCAAGGGCAAAGGATCGGTGGTTGCAGGGATCAGCGAAGTCAAGCAGTTCAAGTTGCATGTAGTCGCAGGATCACGGAACGTGCAGGATGAGTTCGACCAATACTCGTGGACTCTCGACAGGATGACAGGGATGTACGACACCACGAAGCCGCAGGACGCAAATAACCACGCTATGGACGCTATTCGTTACGCAGTCGACTATCTTATAACCAAGTACCGTCCGGGTGCTAAAAATCAAAGGAAAAATGGGTAAATTCAAAAACTTCAGAAGCTATGTAGCTTACCGGTTCGCAAGACCTTTCAAGCGTTTCTACGGATTCGCGAAACGCAGGATCAGCCGCAAGCAGAGGATCATGTCCCTGCTAAGTCTCTCTAATCTAAAGCCCGATGCCGTGATGGCTATGTCGCAAGATGAGCGGGCGTTGTTGGATGTCTTTGCAAAATTAATCGTACCTTCGCACCTAGTAACTCGGAAGGGTCGGATCATCCGCGCCATCCCACAACTTGAGGATGTGGAACTGTGGCAGATGATCGAAGCCCGAAGAGCGGAGACAGCGATCGACCGCATCAAGGGATGGTGCGGATACGTTCCGGAAACGGTAGCCGACATGATCAAGTTGTCAAAGTTTATTGAATCCGAGTTTCATCGTGCCGACCAGCTAGAGGCTGCGCTGCTTCCACGAGGCGGGGGTAAAGCGGACACCAGCCCAATAGCGGAAGCAAAGAACATCTTGGGTATGGTTCAGATGACCGCAGAGTTGATGTCGTGCTCCTTCGAGGAAGCCAAGAAGATAAACTACTCGGATGCCATTCTCGCTATCAGCAGACGGCATGACGAAGTAGAGAGAATGAAAACTAAAACTAAATAATCGATTATGGAATGTAAAAAGTACGAAATTATTGAAGATGGTGGACGCAAGCGAATCCGGTCTCTCCGTGATTTCACGGTGCAGGACCGTCACGTATGCGTCGGTGATCTTGGTGGCTACGTCTACGACGAGCGGACGTTAGCACAGAAGGGAAATGCTTGGATTTTCTCCGGATCATTGGAGTATCCCGGTATCCACGTGATTGATGAGGCTATCGTGGACATGGGCAGCAACGAGGCGTTCGCCAACGCAGCCCGCATGAACCGCGTGCTCATCCGAGGCAACAGCCGGATCATGGGTATGATGCAGTTCGTGTCATCTGCGACTTCCGAGGTTACTCAGACTCCTGCGATGTACGAGCAGGGCTACTACGAAGGTTACGCTGGCGTACCATATGAGGCGGCAGCACGTGAAGCATCGGATAAGGTGCGGTCTAAAGTGATGGTGTGGAGCGCAGGTGCTGGTAAGGTTACCCTGCCTAACGCAGAATACGAGATCATGTGCAACAAGCTGGACGAGGATGGCGTGACATTGGCTACTACCGCATGGAGAACAGGCGGTCCGGACGTAACGATCGATCTGTCGGATGCACCCGCATTTGTCCTTAACGTCCGCAAGAAAGCAGGTGGAGATATCACGCCAGCAGACATCACAGCAGCCGGATTCAAGATTCAAGGATCGGTCCTGTCAAAGATGGACTTGAATGATGTCACTATGTCAGTTACGTATGACAGAGCGGCTACTCCGGGAACCGCGCTGAAGGTCTTACACGCGAATGACTTAAAGTCTGTTCTTGATACTGCGGACATCCGCATCTCGTACTCTGCCACCAACGCAGCCACGATCCTCACGAATTGCGAGCTATACCGGACAAACGTATCTGTCGTAGCGAAACCGGGATTTATCGTGCCTATTCTTGGTAAAATTATTGACACAGAACTCGTGTCAATAGACTCTACTTTTAATGGCGGGTATACATCTGCACCATCTCGGGAAATATTGGACGTTGCCGACTGTAAGGTTTTGGCATTATCCAGCGGGACTATCCCCAATATTAGTGAATTCATAAGATCCGGTAAACTCGTATTCCGGGGATGCAACGTTCCTGTAGGTATCTTCTATTACGATCGCAATCCGGGTGGAAATGTCTACGAAGGCATCGACTTTACGAAGGCTTCCGAGCATCTTGGCAAGACTCTGCCGAAGCAGGGTAAGACGATCCTCGTGTCATCCACGGTAGAAGGGATGTACCGTCTGTACCGTAACGCAGATGACAAGGTATTCGGGATGCTGGTGCAGGATTACGCCTCTGTAGAGAATATGGGATACGGGGCATTGGAGTCATCCTACGATTCTGTCGTGTACTCTGACTGCGTGCTGGACGGTGTGTTCAGCATCATCGGATGCAATGTATTCGGAGGAACTCTGGGAGGAGCTAGCAAGGTTCAATCCACTGTCCAGGATGCTGTAGAGATCAACGGTAACTTCCGCATCGAAGGCAACGCGCAGGTCGTGGATACACCGCTGAAGGGAACCGGGTATATCGGAGGTAATGCGGAGTTGAAGAACGGCAAAGTAGAAGGGTACATCTATATGCAGGATAATGCGAAGTACATTCCTGCGAAAGTAGCGAATCCTGCGATTCTTAAGTATGTGATTATGAGCGGTAACTCAAAGGTGCTGAAACAACGGGACGTATCAAATAACCACGTTAAAATGGAATTATGTGATAATGCCGTCCTTGATTCGGTAGCTACTAGTACGGACCGTGGATTATTAAGAATGTCAGGTAACGCCTACTACTCGTGTAAGAATGGCACAGCGATTTCTCCGCTTGTTCTTGGTACTCTAGAGATGAAAGACAATGCTAAGATTGTTGGCGCTGTCTTGACGGTTCACGGAGATGTAGAGTTGGTAGGAAACTTCAACCTTTCCGCAGGATCACGAACAATCTACGGAAAACACCGCATCTCCAGCCTCGATGAAGTGAATAAACCGGAAGTACCACCTATGAAGAAAACTTGGTGATATGGGAAAGAAGTATTCAATTAATTCAGAAGGATACATCGTAGCCGAGAGAGACATCTACTCTCTCGGTGGATTTATCCCTAGAGGTTCGGTAGGCGGCAAGGTCGCGTCCGAGAAGCAGCTGTCACAGGATGGCGAATGCTGGCTGAACGCTGGTAATATATCGAATCGTCCGGATATCGTAATCAAGGATAACGCGTTTATCGGTAATTTCTTCGCGTCTTCATCAAAGGTTCACACAGACGGCATTACGGAGTTTAGTGGGAATACAAAGATACCCGGAACGATACTTGTACGTAATGCTGCAGCAGATACTAAAAACAATGTGTTCATCAAGGATTCGTTTATCGGAATATCTATGGACATAATTTGCGGACCTGCTACTAATACGAAGAACTTCCCTATGGAGCAAGGACAGTACAACAAAGACGCTCCTAAAGGGACTCTATTCACTAGCTCTACGATGAAGCTAGATGCGGCTAATTGTGTCAGAAATAAGGCTACGCTTAGAATAGGCGAAGACACCTATGTGTACACGCCACCGGGATATAATGCTAGAATATTTTGGGCGTATTACGATTTTGCAAAAGGAGCGATAGCATATGCCGGGGAAAACGAAGGGGTAACATCCGCATTGTATAAACTATCGCACCCGGTGTATAATATTTGCATGATTATGTTTGATAAGGATCCTACATTGACTCCGGCTAAACTAGCGGCAGCAGGTGCGAAAATTATAGGTCATGTTAGCGATTCCGTGATAATGGATATAAGACCCGAATCTGCATCCGGGACATACGTGATGGACGGTTCTAAATTCATAATGCCTACCGATAACTTCGGTTTTAACGTTACACAGATACGGTTCCTTGCTGGCGAGTTGATCAACACGACCATGTACACGAAAACAGACCGACAGGATTATAAGCCCTACGGTTCTTTCCATAACGTGAAGCATCTAGAGTATACCAAGTATATATCGGATAGTAGCAGAAACACAGCTACCCGTGACAGGTTCATCTCGGCTTACGATTGCCCTTTGCTAAGAGTTGACGAGACCACTTATAATACATCACTGACAGCTAAGGGAAGTCTGGTGCTTCGCAGATGTATCGTCCCGAAGGCTGTGTTCACGAGCAATATCTTCAACGGTGACGTCTATGAGGACATAGACTTCTCGTATGCACAAGAACATCTAGGCAAGGCGTTTATCGGTAATACTCTTGCATCAAGTCACAGGCAGGGGCTTTATGCAGCATCTTTCAACAACAGAATTGTCGGATTCGTCAGCAGACCGGAAAACGCGGCTGATGGGGCTTATATAGGTCCGGACGCAAAAGACGACCCTTTGGACGGGTCTGTTATCGAGCAGGGAACGTATAACAATACACTTGTAGGTCAGTATTACGAAGATATTAAGACTGACTTTTCCAGCCGTGTGAGGACGCGCGTTCCTTTTTCCACTGAAGGCGCCTATCTCCCGACAATGCCTAGCGGCTTTAAGATTACCGTGGCGTGCTATCTGGACGAGAACTTTATATTGGCTGATGCCAAAACGGACCCTACATCTGTATCCTCCGACTACCAGTATTTCGTACTAGCCTTCGGAAAGTCAGATAACAGCGCCATCACGCCTAAAGACTTCGCAGCCCTTAACCTGTATATCCGCTCTTACGACTATTCTTCTGTACCTACTATTTCGGGGAGTGGATTAGTAGGTGAAGGATGCAACGTTCGCGGAGATGTCGAGGTGATCGGGCAGTCATATGTGAACCGTGTCCTTGATGTTAACCTGTGGGAACGAGGCACGACAGGAGCGCAAGCCCCTACATGGGAAGAAGCCAAGGGATCACAGGTTCTTCCTCACCGAGTAAGACTAGTGGACACTATAAGGGTAAGACCGGGAGACACCGTTACCTGTAAGGATGCGTATTACGTAGAATGCAATGCCTTTGACGGGAATGGACAATTCTTAAGCAGGTCTGCTTGGGTGAAGAGTTACAAGGTTCCAGAGAATGCATCGTTCCTGGGTCTCGTACTAAGACTCGTATCGGATGGGTACATGGACGAATCCGATATACAGACAGCCGAGGTGCGCTACGTTACGGAATTCAAGAAAGCCCGTTATATCACTAACGAGATAGATCGGAAAGACCCCAGCGATATCTTTTTAAGTCAAGACGACTGGCAAGTATCTCGCATTAGCACCGGATCGGGATCTGTTGGTATAAATTATGATTCATTGAAAGGCGAGTCGGATAAATGGTGCATCCTCAAACGACCGATTAACTCTGGTAATTCATGGACTATCACATTAGGCGACAGTGTTACTTATACTGCCAACTATTCTTCGTGGAGCGCCTTAACCAAATTACTAGGCTCCGGGATTAAAGACAATGCGGCATTAACGGGTCTTGAACTCAAAAAGAAGGACGACAACATAGTAACTCTGCTAGATGTACCTGCGGGCAGGTTTGTAGTAGAATACGTTCCCACCCCGCGAATCGTGAAACCTTACGGTTCCACAGGCATCGCAATCCAAAAGACAAGGGTGCGCCTGTATGATAACGCAGTTCTGTCCCTGCAATTGGCAAGCGGACAGGATGTGGTCTTGAAGGACAACGCGGTAATGGGTAATACTCCCGGTGCGTGTGTATGTGGTAACGGTCATGGTGACGCAATAATCAAGAAGCCATGATATTCAGCGATATAGTAAACTTCATGAACGAGGAAGCCGAGAAGATCGGGCTTCCTCTCTACTTCGGATCGGACGATAATCTGAACGAGCAGGTAAACGCCATAAACGGCATGTTCCTTACGTTCGATGTTCCGGGAGGCGGGATGAACAAGCTGCCTCCGGCTGTCCGGAAGTACGATGTAGTGCTGCAATGCTTGGACGAGTCACACTATATGACCGATAACTTGCAGGAATTGCTAACATTGGAACGGACGGACTTGTATATTAACCGTCTAATGTCTACTTTTGTGTGTCATTTCGAAGTTGACGGTCTGAGATTCGCCAAGATTCAAGGTTTATACGATTCTCAAAAATCCGGATGGAGGGTGACATTTTCGGTAACGAATGATCTATTAAACTATGGATAAGGAAATTGTAGCGGTAGTTGAGCAGTTGAGAAAGGAGATATTCGATAACTACGTGTCTAAAGGCTTGGTAGCCTCCGGAGACTTCGGTAGGAATCTTATTTTACATGAGAACGGTGACTCCGTAAAACTGACAGCACCGAGGCATGTTATCCAAATGGAGAAAGGGAGGAAAGCCGGGAGTTTTCCTCCCGTTTCTGCTATTAGACAGTGGATCAAAGACAAGAACCGGACAGCAGGAACGGACATCCCGGAAGAGGCGGCATACGCCATAGCCTACGTAATCAAACGGGATGGGATAAAAGTTCCTAACAAGTATAACGGTGGCGGGGTAGTCTCTGACATCATTAATCCCGAAAGGGTGAAGCGGCTGACGCTAGATATAAACAAGATCATTAAAGCAAAAATTCTAACAATATTAACGTAATGAGAGTATCAGTATCGCGAGCTAATATTAACGTGAGGGTCACGGACGGTCAAACGTACACCTGTCCGGGATGCATGACCATATGGAATAACATCCCGTTGAAGATAGTCGTTACAGACCTTCCTACGGACATCATAGTATACTTCTATGTGCAATGCCGGTCATCCCTAAACTCGTTCTACGTGGCTAACCTGGAACCTGTCAACGGCATCGAGATAGACCTGGCATCCTACTTCCACCCGCTCATCCCTGCATTCAATAAACGGATAAGCCATTACACAGTGGAGCTGGCAGTAACTCACAGGGCTAACTTGACTGCTGATGCGAAGACTCAGACGTTCCGGTTGCCGATCATGAACCTAGCCAGCCCGAACAACAAAAATCGGGTAGCTAAAACCGACACGGACTTCCGGGATGGATTGGGTCGCAGAGCACCGCTAGCGCATACGCTGGATGATGATTTCTATATCGACTCCGTTGACCCCGGCTACAGTTATACCGTAGAAGCCATATACCGGGATGGGGGTAAAGAAGAGTTCACATATTCGCAGGGAGACATGATCGCGGATGCGTGCCAATACAAGAAGATCACGCTCAAGAATCCGGACGGGTCTGTAGCAGCCGTTAAGTTCTATCCGGAGGAAACTTTCGCATGTGGGGCTATTACACTGAAATGGCTAAACTCGTGTGGGTCCTACGATGCGATTTCCTGCTATAATTGGAGCACGCAGCCTACGATCACACAGGGCTTGGACGGTGGCACGATAACCAAGCGGGAGCTGACCTGTGTATTCGAGCTGACTGAGGCTAACAAGTTCGCTCTTGATGTACTGTCAACGTCTCCGGACGTGACGGTGCGGGGCTTGGACGGTGTACAATGGGATACCAAGATGCGCTGCTCCTCGACTACAGGGATCAAGTATACGGCATCAGGTCTGGCAAAAACAGCAACGTTAAAATTCCAATACTGATATGGATGTAAAGATTCAGATAAACGGTACATTCTTGGAGGGCTTGACTAAGACGGATGTCAAGCTCTCCATCAATGCGTCATCTCCCTACGCTTTCGGAGAGTCTACCCGTACCTACTCAGCCAACATCAAAGCTCCGAGAAACCAGGTCAACGATGGCATCTTCTATCAGATGCGAAACTTCGGTTACGTGATGCGTGATACGAAGTATGAGGCTAAGATTTACCTAGGTGGGATAGCGATCAACAAGCGGTTCAAGGCTAAGGTGACCTGTGATGAGGAGAGCTACAGCATTGCCCTGTCGCAGTCTGATCTCAAGATGTCGCAGTTGCCGAAGGAAGTCGTGGAGGCTACGCTCATCGACTCGAACGTGGGTAATACCCGGTTCTTCCGGGCTAGCGATCTGATCAAGCAAGCGCTGGGAACCGTTAATCCCGTGACATTCCCCGCTATCGACTACAGAGGCTATGTGCCGGGTCTGATCATCGAGAACAAGGGTCAGATAGGCATCACTGATCTGCTTGTAGGCAAGTCGGTTACCGTGTTTTGGCGATATGCATCAGAGACGGACGATGGCACGAAATATTTCAGAGGCAACGCTCTGGACATCAAGGAGTACGATACCCGGACAGCCATGACAGCACCGGGTGGCGTGACAGAATCAACGGTAGCGGTCGTTACTATGGACAACAACGCATACATTACGCTGGACATGTCTAAAGTAGGCACGGTGCTGAACTATGTGGTTCTAAAGGCGGTGTACAATAATCAGACGGTAGCGGTCTTCCAAAAAGATGGTGAACAGAACGACATTACACAGGTCCGCTACAAGTACATTTCCACGACCATGAATATACCGATCCGCAACTTCTACGGATTCTACATCAGCCGGGATATCAATGATTACAACAGGTTGAATGCTCTTCCGCCATCCTTCATGTCACCGGATGAAGCCGTAAACCTGTCGGGAAAGATAACATCGCTTCAGAATACCGCAGGACTTACACAAGAATTTGGAAACTGCGGAGTATCGGATGCCATAACGTATCTAACCGATATCTGTAAGATATTCCAATGGGGGTGGAAGTTTACACTTACTGAGGATGTCAACGGAAACACGAACGTCAATGTCAACGTGTACAAGCTGATTGCTGACGAGGCGCGCAACGTGGCTCAGAATGGTCCGATAACCTTCAATGATTCCCGACAGGATTGGTCTGACTTTTACCTGTCAACCGACAAGATCGAGGATTCTGAGGGCTTCCCGAACACCGCAGTGTTCAAGATCGGGGATTTCTTCAAGAGTCTACAGGTTTCGAAGGCATCGTTCACCGCTAAGGGTGACATCGTGGAATCCGGTGTGCCATATCCCCAAGATGGGACGTATCCTAGATTCGCCATTCGTAAAGGGGCGGTTGGTTCGGGGTCTACTTGGGTAGAATACTTCAAGTCGATCGAGTACACGCAGTCACTACAGAAGTACTACGGGCTGTTTTCGGACGCATTGGACGTGACAATTAAGGCTAAAATTCCTTATTATCACATCGAAAACAACTATAAGGAGAACGGGATAGTGTGGTTTAAGCAGCTAAATGCGTTCTTTTATGTCCGTTCGATCACGGATTACAACCTTTCCACACAGGAATGTAAGGTAAAATTGACTAAAATTAATCTATTGAGACAGAAATAATGGCAGAAGATGTAACATTACTAGACCTTTCGTTCAAGACGGACGAGGCGGTAGCTGGCTTGGATGCGCTTATCAAGAAGTCGCTCGAACTATCAGACGAGAAGAAGCAGCTAGTAAAGCAGATCAATGCGGAGAAGCTCGCTCTTGCTGGCATCCGTCAGAACTACAAGGATAACTTGCTGGATCAGACGGCATTCGAGAAGCAGTCAGCGAAGTCAGAGGAGGCGATCATCGCTCTTACCAAGCAGCTAAACAACAACAAGGTAGCCACATCGGAGAATGCTGCGCAGATCAAGGCGCACACCACCATCGTAAACTCAGAGGCGGAGAGCGTCGAGACGTTGCGGGCGCAGCTAGCTCTTAACACGAAGGCGCTGAACAAGATGTCGGTAGAGCAGCGCACCAATACTGAGTCGGGGAAACAGATGGTCGCTCAGACCAAGGAGATTTCCGACAGGTTGAAGGAGTTGGAGAAAGGGGTAGGAGACACGCGGAGAAACGTGGGTAACTATGCTGAGGACATCGAAGCCGCCACCGCCAATCTTGGTGGCATGACAGGTGCGACCGGGCAGATGATCAAGGGTATGTCGGGTGGCATTGCGTCCATCAAGGCTTTCAATGCTGCGCTCATGGGGAATCCGTTCGTAGCCATCGCATCGGCTATTCTTGCCGTGATCTCGGCTATCGGTAAACTGATGGATCGCAACAACGAGTTAGCGGTGTCAGTGAAAACCATCCTCGCTCCTATCGAACTTATCATCACGAAGGTGCTTGATGCCGTAGCTGCTCTGTTTGTGGAGATTGTAAAGGTTTTTGAATGGCTGGCAGAAGCCTATATTAAAGTTTACAACTGGCTTGGTTTGATATCGGACGAAACCGTTAAGTCTATCGAAACGGCTAGAGGCATGGCGCAGGTGCAGCGTGATATCTACAATGCTGAGACCGACAATGTGCTGGTCCTCGCTCGTCAGCGCAGGGAGTTGGAGAAGATGAAGACCATCGTAGCCGAGCAGACCAAAAGTCTACAGGAACGTACCGAGGCTGCTGATCGTGGCGTTGAAATTCTGCGGCAGATGGAGCAGGCAGAACTCAGTGTTTTGCGGGCTAAATACGAGCAGATCAAAGCACAAAATGCCCTTTCCTACACATCCGATGAGGATAGGCGCAAGGAAGTGGAGGCGTTGGCTGCGTTGGAGCAGAAACAGGCTGAATACGAGGCACAGAGACGTGAGCTAATCGGTCAGCGTTCCGGTTTCGAGAACACCGAAAGGGCTAATGCGGCTGCTGCTGACAAGAAGCGTGCCGATGATTACGCTAAAGCGCAGAAGGATGCTGCCGAGAAAGCCAAGAAAGCGAAGGAAGATGCTGACAAAAAGGCAGCAGAGACCGCAAAGAAGGTACAAGCCGAAGTTCTCAAGAGCTACGAGAACGGGATCACCGAATTGCAACTGAAAATTCGTGAGTCGAACATAGGCATCGTGGACAAGAAGAAAGCCCTTGAAGACCAAGACAGACTGAACCAAGCGATCTTGGAGAAGGAACGCTACCGTCTCAGTCAAGGGCTTATCACGCAGCAGGAATTCGATAACATCAAGCTGGAACAGCGTATAGCGTTCCAAGAGCAGGTGGCTGAACTTGAGAAGGCTGAGGAGGACAAGAAGAAAGAAGCAGCCGCCATCGACTTGGAAAACAAGCGTGCCATCGAGGAAGAGAACATCACCAGCGACTTTGAGCGTGAGACGCTTCGTCTTGAGCAGCAGTATCAAATGGAAGTTGCCGCAGCCGAGAAGGTCGGTGCTGACGTGTCTCTGATCGAAGCCAAGTACGCTCAGATTCGTGAGAAACGTGAGAAAGAGCTAGTCAATGCCAAGTTGCAGATGACTGCCGACATTGCCGGGCAGATATCCAACATCATGGGGCAGGAATCGGCAGCAGGAAAGGTGTTTGCGCTGGCACAAGCTACGATAAACACATATCTCGGTGCTTCTAAGGCTATTGCGCAGGGTGGTATTTGGGGCGTTGCCCAAGCAGCCATAGTGATCGCAGCCGGATTGAAACAAGTAGCCTCTATCGCTAAGGTAAAAGAGGACGTTCCGAAGACCAACACTAATGTCCGCAAGTACGCTAAGGGTGGTCAGATTTACGGTCCTTCCCATTCGCAGGGTGGCGTGACATTCTCCGGTTCCAACGGTCAACGTTTCGAAGCCGAGGGTGGCGAGAATGTTTACATCCTCAACCGCAGGGCATCCAATGCCATCAATGCGCTGTCTGCTCTGAACATGGAATACGGTGGCAGATCCTTCGGCAACTCCAGCGTGTACAAGTACGCAGACGGTGGCGGATTCGATGTGCTCAGTTCGCAATCGCTTACCAATCTGAACAAGGCTGTCAAGAAGGACGTTGATCTGTCACCCAAGACAATCGCAGCTATCGCATTAGCCTTCGTTGACGGTGTACAGAATGCTCCGAATCCTATCGTCTCCGTACAGGACATTACCGATGTTCAGCAGGGACGCACGCTGGTGGTAGGTTCCGCAACAAATTGAAACGGGAGTATTAGAATTTAATTAAGTAAATAGATACCTTTGCAACTAATTAGGAACAACTATGGTTTTTAACAAATTACGAATTATCGAAGCAGGTCCCACCACCAATTCGTGGGAAGACATAATAAACGGGGAATGGAAAGAAGGTCAGATAATCATCAAGCCGGAATCCCTTGCATCTCTTGTTGCGTTAGGCAATGAGAGACCTATCCATGCTCGTAGATCGCACAATGGTTTGGACATGCTGGACGATTATCTTGGAAGCTTCTCCAATTTTGTGGAGGAAAATGGCGTAGTCTACGCTGACCTTACCATCTCGGAGGCTGCACAGGAAGCCTATCCGAATGAAATCAAATTTATCGTAAAACTTATCGAGAAGGAACCGGAGATGCTAGGCGTTTCCGTCATGGACCTTGACTACAAGGTATATAATGTCGATGAAAATACCTTCGAGGTAATTGAGTTTTTGGAGCTATTCTCGTGCGACTTGGTTGGATTGCCAGCCGCTACGAGTTCATTATTTAGTAATAACAATCAAAATCGTAAATCTATGGGATTTTTTACAAGTTTGTTCTCCAAATTTGCAGAAGAAAAGGCGGAGAAAGAAGATGAAACCAAGCTGGCTGACCAAGTTGTAAGCACAGTGAACGGTGAAAAGATCACCATCAAGGCAAGCGGGGAAGAAGCTGCTATTGGTGATGAGGTAGTAAGAGAGGACGGTTCACCTGTCGAAGATGGCGAAGTTATCGTTGATCTTGGCGAAGAAGGAAAAATCATCCTCGTGATCAAAGACGGAAAGATCGCTGAATTCAAGGAGTACACCGAGGAGGTGAAAACCGAGGAAAAAGTGTCTAAAACTCCGGACGAATTCTCTAGACGCTTGCAGGCTGTTGAACAGTCACTGGGCGAGATCAAGACATTGCTGTCACGTCAGACAAAAACACCTGCCCAACAGGAGCGCAATGACGCTAGCAAGTCTAAACAGTCACCGAACGACAAAACGCAATTGTCTAAGGAGGACAGACGCAAAGCTGCCTACGAAGCTATGCAGAGATATTGCGGAAAGAAGTAATAACTTAACATCTAACAACTTATACGACTATGACATTTACAGATTTGAATAAACTTAACATGGACAGTCTTTCCGAGATCATCTCGTTGACTGTCGGATTGGTAGGGGAGATGCAGAGAGGCGCAACCGTGCTCGCTGGTATCGACAATAAAACTCCTATCGTGACTTTCACTGCCAAAGACAAGGCATTGCGCAAGTCTACTGGCTGTGACGGTAAATACGAATACACCGAGATGGCTGACAAGGTGAAGTACTATGACTTCCAGCCAGTCGAATTGCCTATCGTGGTTTGCTTGCAGGACTTGTGGGGCAAGATGGTAGCTAAAGGAATCCATTTGTCTGACGACTTCAGCGAAACCGAATTGGCGGGCTTCATGGCATCAGAAGTTCTGAAGGTATTGGAAGCTGACTTGCTGCGTTTGGCTTGGTTGGATGGCGACAAAGACGCTGCCGTAGAGTACAACATCTTCAAAAATGGTGGTTTCTTGAAACAGATGACTACAAGTGCAGAGAAAGTTCTTACACTGACTCTTGACACTAACGACACTAACGACACTACAGGAGTTGTCCGCACGATGAAGAAATTGATCGACAGCCAACGTCCGGATCAGAAAGAAAACTCTGAGTTCTTCGTTACATCTAACGTGATGCGTATCTTCAAGGACTTCGTTCAACAGAAGGACAACCACATTGCTCAGATGATCATGATGGACGGTAAACCGGAGTACTACTTGGAAGGATACAAGATCAGCGAACTGCCTCACGTATCTGCGTCAATGATCGCTGACACTACTAAAACAGAAGCGTTCATCGCATTTACTCCGAAAACAAACATCCAAATCGTTTTGGAAGACAGCAATGTCAACATCAAACCGTTCTTGCAGGACGCTCAGACACGTAAGTACTACTCTACTACTGTCTTCGCTGCTGACGTAATGGTGGCTGTTCCGGAAATCATGAAACTCGCAACTAAAGCGGGATAAACTTAAAAACTGAAAACAATGGCATGTCTAACTAAACTCAATAAAGCTATCGTTTTCGGCTGCGCAGGAGGAGCTATCGGTTTGTCCGAGCTTCTCCTCGTAAACAAAATTGACGTACAATCTATCACCGTAGTGGATAACGAGGTAACAGCGATTACCTTAGTTTCCGGAGCAAAAGCTTACGCAGTCGACTGCTACAAGAACGGTGTTAAGATCGCAGAGGCTATACGATCCTTAGATGCAGCCAATGGCATGGAGCAGACAGTAACCGTTACTGTTTACGACAAGTCAAAAGGTGGCGCAAGAATCGTGGATTCCCTGCTTAATGGCAAGTTTGTTGCGTTCGGCAAGCTGAAAGACGGTGGTGTTATAAAGGTAGCCGGAGGGCTGGCTGGCTTGGAAGCCGCAAGTGCTGACTCCGACACATCCTCAGCAGGAGGATTTACTACTGTCACGCTGAAAACTCCGGACGGGGGAAGAGGCGACTCTGTGATGGTGGCAAGCACAACTGCTTGGACGTATCTAAATGCTAACAAAATAACCGGGTAACTATGGGATGTATAAGTAATATTACAGGTGCTATCACCTATGACTGCTTAGGCGGTGCTGTTGGGATTGCCGATTTGCTGCTGATCAACTACTCTGACGTCCAGTCAGTAGCTATCAACGCAGGAGAAGCGACCATCGCGCTGGTAGTCAGCGCAAAACCTGTGAGAGTCGCATCCATCCGGAAGGGAGCTAATGCGACCGAAGCAGTAAGATCAAATGAGAATGCGCCAAATGCGCTGGAACAAACCGTGAACTTTACGGTGTATAAGAAAACAAAGGTAGAAGCCGATTTTGTGAACACCATTATTAATTCTCGACTCGTAGCAGTCGCCAAGATGGTGGAAAACGGGGTTTACCGGATATTCGGTCCAAATTACGGCTTGGAAGTATCGGCATTGGAAGAGTCAGCTAACGAAAACGGTGGATTTACCGCTATCACGCTGTCAACTCCGGAAAACGTGCTGGGAGAACCAAGAGCAGTGATTACGGAAAGTACTTGGAACACATTAGTAGCTAAAGCAGGATAATATGGCATGTATCAAGAAAATAACAGATGATTTGGCTTTTGACTGTAACAATCCCGGTCTGATTGCGGGTATTGTGGGAGTCGAGGAAGCCATTATAATCAACTTCGAGGATGTGTCTAGCGTTTCTGCTACACCATCCACAGGCAGCGCATTGATCACGCTGAAAGCCGGGACGAAAGGCTACACCATCCAATGCGTGAAGAACTCAGTGCAGATCACGGAAGCCGCACGAGCAAACGATAACGCTCCTACCATGTTGGAATTGACCGCAAACATCAAGTTGCTGTCTGCTCTTCCGGTAGTGACGTACATCAACGGCTTGCTCTCCGGATCGTTTCTGCTGGCTGTTAAGACGAAAACTAATCAGTACTACTTGCTCGGAGCGCATTCCCCGCTTGAAGTATCTGACATGGTTACTGACAGTGCAACAGATGGCGTGACAACTGCGACTCTTAAAACACCGGACGGTGCATGCGGTGATTACCGTTACAGCATCACAGCCGAATTGTATAATCAACTTAAAACGAAAGCATAATGGCTAAGAAGAAAGCAACTAAAGATATTCAGCCTGTCAGACAACTTGTCACTTTGACAGACGAAGTAGAAATGTTAATGCTATGCAAGAGCATAACGCATTTGAAACTCGATCCGACATGTCACATGGATCGCAAATATGCGAAGGATTGGTACGAAAAGCACTACATCACAGGCATCCATGCCCGTTACGTGATGAAGCCGGGTCTTACCATCAATCACGTAGGTGACGGAATCGTGTATCGTGCATTTAACTGCACCGATGCCATTGCGGTCCGCATAATGAAGGAAAATAAGGATTACGTAGACTACTTCGAAGACTTGGGCGAGTTCGTCATGCCGGGCGCAGATGTTCCTACGGTGATTCCGGAAGTCGAAGAAGACAAACCTACTGTGATTCCGGAAGTCGAAGAACCGAAGGAAGAGGAAGCACCTGCTGATCCCGAAGCACCGAAGGAAGAAGCTCCCGAAGATGATAAGGTGCTGGAAGACCTTGAGAAAGAATTGAACGAAGAAAAGTAATCAAACCATTTAGTGATGATAGCGCACAAGAAAGTTAATGTAGTAATAGACAGGGCTTTAAAGACGAGCGCACGCACAAATGAGAAAGTTGTGGGATACGGGGAAGGAAACCTGTATCCCCAAATCATTTCTGAACTCATTTATGCGAGCAAAACAGCCGCTCTAAGCACCGAGAGATTGTCAGAGGCAATAGAATGCGAAGGATTCTTGCATGAAGAATTCGCAAACATAGAGAACGCCTATGGGGACACACTGAACGATGTGTTGAATTCCATAGCATACGATATCGCAAGATTTCGGGGTGCTGCGCTTATCGTCCAATACGGAGGTGATTACCGTCCGAAAGCTGTCTACCATGTTCCCTTTGAATATGTTCGTGCGGGGCTGAACAAGGATTATCTGACAAATCCCGTCATCCACAAGTATGTGGTATTCAACAACTGGGAACGTCAGAACATCAAAAGCACGACTCTTGAAAAAACCTCGGTGACTTATCCGGCATTCGATCCGGACAACTTCGCCAGCGAATGCGAGTTTTACGGTGGCATCGAAAACCATCCCGGTCAGTTGCTATACATGAACTTCTGCACCACCAAGCCCTATCCGCTTTCTCCGTTCCACGCGGTCCAATCCGAGATGCAAGCTGAAGCGATGAACTCCACCTACGTGGAACGCACGCTTACACGAGGATTCCACATGTGCAAAATCGTCTCTCACGGTGACTTTACTGACGAGAAGGAACAGGATGAATTCGTAAAGGGTATGCGTGACATCATGGGTGCTGAAGGTGCAGGAGCGGTAGTGATGGTTCGCGATGACAACACGATGATCCCGCAATCCCGTCCATTTATCAAGGTGGATGACTTGGGCACACCGATTGACGCTAACTTGTACAAGGCTTATTGCGAACCATTGAAGAAGGATATCGCTTCACAAGCCTACAACATTCCGATCCCGCTCGTTGATTCTTCTCTGATCTCATTTTCAAATGCCTCCGGAGAGGTGGTGCGAGAGATGCAGAAGGTATACCGTAGGTCAACCGTTAAATTGCGTAACAAAATAAGCCGTGAACTAGCTAGAGTTTTCGATGTTCCGAAAGAATTTTGCGAAATACGAAACGAACTTGAGGAAACTGAAACGGCTACAATAACTAATGTTTAATCGATATGGCTAACTTTGCAAATGTAATCAAGAAATTCCGGGATATCTTTAGCATCGCTGCTGATGTTAAGGACTCCGAGATCAACAAGGTCATCCAAGAAGCCGATAAACTCGACATCAAGCAGGGTCTATGCGGTGACACCTTTATCAAGGTTCCCGCTTCGTTTGGCGGTGGTTTGGATGGCGGAGACATTCCGGATTCGTCTACTTCAGATGACGCCTATTCGCTCACTGTTGACGTGGGCGAGGAGTCTTACGAGATTGTTCCACTGTCCACAATCCTGTGTTATTATGCCTTTGCTCGGTATGTCAAGGACGCTGATCAGAAAAGCACGTCCACGGGATTCAAGATTCCCGGCTATTCGGCATCGGTGATTGTTCCGGACAACTCTAAAAGTAGACGCTACGAGGCAGAAAAAGGGAAAGCGGATGCATTTTTAGAGGACTTCCACACCGTTTACGAAAAGTACAAAGAATCTATAAAACCACAGGAAAACGAGTGCTGCAAGCCTCAAAAATACCGCATATGTTTTATTAACTAACACATATAATTATGAAAAGGGGAATGAAAGAAGACTTGCAGATACTTACAG